ATGTATGTGTATTTACAACCCTCTAAAAACAATTTTATAAAAATTGAATTATCTGATGAAACTAAATTTATAACCGCTCCTAATTTATAAGCTCTTTCGAAGAAAAAAATAACCAAGACCATTTTAAATAAAGACTCTAAACCAGAGATTTCAGAGAACAATTTTAAACTTATAAAAGAAGAGTTTTGGCAACCTGTTCCCAATGTTATTAGATATAGATACAATGAGTATATGAAGCCAATTCAAGGGGAAAAACTTATTGCAGGTTCAAATTATCCCGATAAAAAATTTACCAAAAATACCAATAAGAGTACAAGGAAGATAATAATAGTTCTTGAATCACCACATGTTGCTGAATTTAGTTATGAATACGATGAAAACGATGTACTAAATAAAATAAGTCCCACAGCCCCAGCACAAGGAAGAACAGGTAAACAAATTTATAATAATTCAGGTAATTTATTTAATCAAATCAATTGCTCTCTAGCAGACATAAAACTTAAAGAAAGTCCATTTGAAGTCATTCTGATAAACCCTATTCCATATCAAACGTCTCTATCGACACTTACTGTTGGTAGAATAAATATGGCTCTAAGGAATAAAGTGTGGAAAGCTTTATGGTTTAATGAAACTAATTTGCAACAGAAGTTTTCAACACTATTAGAAGGTTTTAGTGAAAACGATATAATAATAAATGCGTGTACTAAAGTTTTGAAATCATATCCTCAAGAAATAATAAAAAATTCTTTTCTCGGTTATAAATTCGAAGCCAATCATCTTAGCGTACCTGGTGACTGGACCGAGTCCTTAACTAGCATAGTTTATAAAACTACACAAAAATAAACAAGCGGATATTTAGATTTTACTGAATATATGATAAAACAATAGCAGACGATATAAAAGAAAACCATCCCCAAGCAATCACTAAAATGGTTCATAAATATGTTGATACACTAAATAACAAAGATCATGGTAGAAATTTGCAACACAAATTGTTTTTAGAAAAAAATCCCACCCTATTTGTATTTAATTATTCAATCAAAAATATCAGTTCGTGAATTTTTCACTAAAAAGATTTAATAAATACTTTAGTCAAATTATTATTTATAACAAAAGGAATAATCGCTTGGACAACAGTGATTATTCCTTTTAAGATTGATAGACACAAAATATTAATTCCCATGTTCATGTAAAATAATTAATCCAATAGATTACATTTTTGGAATCAATTGATTTCTAGCATTCGATTTTGTTAATTACAAGTTTTGCATTAATCAATAAATCAACTGTTGAGTTTGGAAGAGAATAAGAATAAGGCCATTCTGGCTTTTTCTTTGTTCTTATTACATATTTATTATTTGATAATTCTTTGCAAACGTGCCCGATATGTTGTGTTGTACGATCAATTTCCTTTGCCAATATACTTGCGTTTATATTTGGAGATTTTCTTTGTTCATATTTATAAATTGCAGTAAGTATTTTAATTTCAGATATCGTCCATCTATTGTCGCTAGCTATGTCATTTCTCGTGTAACTATTAATATTAATTTCTTCACAGAGACTATCATTTTCACCTTCATCCATACATGTTGAGCAACGCATTCCATATTTTTTCATTCCCTCTAGTTCTGAAATAGAAAATTCATGACCCTGAGGACACTGCATTTTTCTACTTTCAGTAAGTATATCTCCTAATTTATTACTATAATTAAATTTCCTTTGTTGGTAATATTTCGCGGTTTTGTCTTTTGGTTTACCATAAATCATTTTTTTGTAACTACATAAACCATAATTAAAACAATAGACAATTTCCAAATTTTGAAATCTGTCTTCTGCCACATCTTTTCCTGAGAGTTCTCCCAATTTATAAATAAAATTATTAAACTCTAAATTAGCTAATAAATATTCATAGTTTTTATTTATTCTGAAATGAGAAGTAGGAGCTTCTTGTAAATCCCTAAAAAACGAATTATCTATTTGAGCTAGAGCTTTTTTGTTCGTTTGAGCTAATTCGATTACTTCTTCAATTATTTTATCCTCTATTACCAATTTGTCAAACTCTATAACATCAATGTTTTTCGCGCTAAGCTCTCTTGAATAATGTGGATTTATCTCTTCAGTGTAATTTTTCTCACTTGCTTCTATTATAGCCTGTTTAGATATTTTTTTACCGTGTATTAGATGTGATTGCATACAATTATCTAAAATAATTCCTAGTTCTCTTGGTATACACATAGATGTATAAAACAATAACCTAAAACATTCGTCCTCGTCTTCAAACTTATTAAAATCAAAAACATCCTCTTTTGTTAATTCAGTATAGTTTTTCAACCTAGTTTCAATCAATTTTTTTGTATATTCTGTTGCCTTACTTTCTAAATTCGGTATACTTCTCCCACCATATATATCATACATATCTATACTCAAACACTGAACCTTCTTCTTTTCAATATTACCAAAATTGATTTTATCTGGGTATGAAGCTATTTTTAAAAAAACAGATTCTTTTGCAATATGGTAAAAAGGTTGAATTATATGTTGTGTGAATTTTTCTCTGTCCTCTTTACCTAACTCAGAATAATCGTCTATAAATATATAAATGTTGTCTCGTTTACATATTTCAACTATTTTATTAATTTTATTAATCAAATTATTCATATCTAAATATTTCACGAATATTTCATCACTTTTATATTCAATAGCATTACTTTGCTTTAACCTACTATCAACACTAACATCTTTATTACCTATTTTCGCACCCAATGATGCGTCTGATGTTTGTAATGAATTTGTCGATGTATTTACTTTTTTTGAAACATTAAGTTCTGATCGATCTTTAATTTGATTATCAATTTCATCACTTAATTTTTTCAATTTAGTATCTCTATTTTTATTACCTATAGTTTGAAACAGTTTATTTTCTTCCTTATTCAATTCTTCCTTAAGGCTTTTAAAAAACTCTTCTAAGAACGTTTTTAATACAATTAACTGTCTCAATTCTACATCACTTAACATATTATCTATTTCATGATTGATTGATATGGCACCTTTTGCTACTTCAAATACAGTCTTTGCATTTATATATACAGAAAGACTTTTCTTATCAACTCTAATTTGATACTGAGCTCTTTCAATTATTGTGGATTTACCAGTCCCTTTTTTTCCCACTAAAAACGTCGTTTCTTTTTTTAACATTTTTTTTAGGACAGTATCATTAGGCAAAGGATCAATATATATCTTTTCTATTATATCTTTACTTTACTTTTCTTTTCTCCACTTGATAATTTTTCATTACTTATTCTATGGTACAATTTCAGACTTTGAATCATCGCGTCCAATTCATCCATTTTTTTGTTTTGTTCTGTCAATTTCATCCCTCATCTCAATATCATAGTTACTTAATTTACATAATCATTTTTACTACCTTAATTATAAAATAAAATCGACTTTAACATCAATCTCTTTTCAGTTTATACATTTGAATATCTAAATTCTATCTAATTTTAATTTCCAACTATTTATTATCTGTATATGTACACTTTTGAAAAATCATTTTTTATATTCTGTTTTCAAACAACTTTTATATAATTATAATCTTCTTACTATACTTCAAAGTTAGTATACTAACTCGAAATATTTCGAAAAAATTACAGAGAGAAGTACACTTTCTTTTTCGATATACATAACTATCTTATTTGCTTTTGGCCATGACTTCATTTCCCTTTCTTATTATTTTTTATGATATACTGATGTTATTGACTATTTTAGCGCCTATTGTTGGTGAGCCCTATACCTTTAGATGTTGCTGGAAGAAAAACTTCTATTATTAGTTTACTAATAATTTCATTAACATTTGGAGGTGCTGCTATGCTAAATAAATTACAAATCCATAGTTTCTTAGAAAATTTTATAAGCGGTCTTTTCGTTGCTATAATTAATTAAAAAAATATAAATTAGACTTTGTATTAATAGAAAAAACATTTTTGTTAATCTTGTATAATAATATGTGTCATAATTCAATGTTTTTATTATGAGAGTAACCCAAATTAATACCATATCTGCTTTAAATATATTTTAATTTATCGTATACGATACTCTATAGTTACATAAAATACATTCTACCGAATTACCTTATAACGAAATTAACTGGAGGAGTAAATATGACTATAGAAAATAAACAACTTGAAACTGATTTGTTAATAAAAGATCTTGTTAAAAAAAATGTTGGTCACTTGCCACAAGAAGCGATTGAAGAAAAGAAAGAGTTACAAAACGAATTAAATAGTTTTGCTTCATCAAAAATTGAAATAGCAGACAAAAAACTAATTGAAAATCCAAGTATGAGTGTTGAAAATTTAGCCATCGAACTTGTCAAAAACGACTTAAAAGCAGTAAACAGATTTAGTTTTAAAAAAATTAAAAAAGGAGAATAGATAATGTCGGGAAATATAATAAAAACTAGCCTTCAATTTGTATTTAATTATTTAAAAGAGAATCCTGAAAAAATAAAAGATGTGGTTAAAATGCTCGCAGACATTTATACACTCACGGCAAAGTTAGCGAAGGAAAAACAAATTCAGAAGTAGTGAATTTTGGCTCTATAATTTATGGTGTTGGTGAATTTTCACTGATGCCTATTTTTCCGCAAAAAAATTAGCGCCATTTTCAAAATCCCTGTAAAATTAAGTCACACGTTATAAACATTAATCAAAGATGCGTTACCAACAATAAATTATACGGCTAACCTTGCTTTGGTAATGGCGAGTTTAGTTGCACTCTATAATATTTTTCATATGCAATTATTTATCATTGGTTTCGTTATCGTATTATTCGTCGGCCTAATCCTTTTGACTAAACAACTGTTTACAGGCAAGCCAAGAGACCATAAAAACTATTATCTTTTACAAGCATTAGAACATATTCTTTTCACTCTCTATCCTAAAGAAAAGAAGAGTCCTAAATAAATTCATGACTGACTAACATCCCCCAGCATCACCAGCACTTCATCTTTTTTACGATAGAACGTTCTTCGGCTGAAGTTCATTTGTTGTGCGATACCTTCCATCGTCAACGTTTGGGGATGTGTCCAAAAAATAAATTTAACAAGTGTTTGCTGTTCTTTGGTAAGCATCTGAAATACTTCCTCAATTGCTTGCACAATACTTTCTAGACGTTGAATGCATCTGTTTTCTAATAAAGCAATAATACGGCGTTCGGGTTCTTGTACATAGGAAGAGCCACTTCCTATCCATGCGTTGTCATCTGCTGATTGATAAACAGCTCCTTGCACTAATTAAAAAAATAGAGCTTGAATATCCCGATAATGAATATAGCCTGGTTTATTCAAATTGTTTGATAAATGAATAACTACGTGCGTAATTTTTTCTTAGTATAAGGTGATTCACTGCCATATATAATAAGCGATATTTTCAATCTTATACTACAGTGCCCAACCTCATAAAAATTGCCCTTACCCTTCTTAGAAAAAGACTCTAACATTCTCCCTATTTTTACGTAATAAGAATACACATAATTTATTCTCTATATACCTAATGCATTTATTAAAAATCTTTAGCATTATAGGATTTGTCAAAAATATTTATTGATAAAAAATATAATAAGATAGGAAAAATTATGTCTCTTCTTTCAATATTGTTCTTAATTAATTTCAAAACTGCTGAGAAACTTTTTACAAAAAGTATAGTTAATGGTACATCTTTTATTGAACAAGTGCCACATATAATTTAAAAGTATTTAAAAATTTCATTATTGATAAAGAGCTTAGCCACTTATATAAAAGTGATTAAGCTCTTCTATTTTTCATTTTAAAACTAACCACTTTCTTCTCGTACTTCCTATAGGAATTAATAGGAAGTTACTTTATATGACTAACAGCGAAAGTTAATTTTCCGACTTCTCTACCTCTTAATTTGAAACCCCTTTTTCCGCAAGTTTCTCCAATGTAAATACTTTTTCTTATGTATTTAATTTCAAAAAAAAATTAATTACTGCTAGTAATTTTCATACTATCGCTTTAATGAATTTGTTGTTTTATCTATTTTAATTGCACTTTATATTAAATAATGTTAAATTTATATTAGATATATTAAAGAAAGGTGTGGATATATGGATTGGTTTATTGATTTAGAAGTTGATGAACAAGAATTTATCAAGCGTTTTCTATTATCTTCAGGCTCATTAAAACAATTAGCTAAAGAGTATGGTGTAAGTTACCCCACTGTGAGACATCGTCTGGACAAAGTTATAGACAAAGTAAACATATCCAATAAAGATTCAAATTCATTTGAAATGAGTATAATGACAATGGTAATTGATGAAAAAATAACGCTCGAAACTGGCAAATTAATAATTGAAAAACATAAGGAGAGTGTCAATGGATACTATAATTAGATTAGTACTAATCGCTGCTATCATAGCATTTCAAACTTTTTCAGGTAGAATTGGAAATAAATACTTAGGATCAATTTTACCCATAATTTTTATAGGATTCATTATTTATAGCTTTGTAATTGTACAATTAAGCTTTTCCTTCAAAGATTTATTTATGAGCTTCTTAGGTCTAGCTGTATTAGCTTCTATGTATGCGGGTGGAGTAGAAGCTAAAAAGAAAAAATTAAAGAAAGAATTAGATAAAATGAAAGCAAAAGATATTAGTGCGAGATAAAATAGCACAAAATTTGATTTTATCTACGATAACTCAACACTAAAAAAATAAATAAGCTGCTATTTAGATAGAAGTATTAATCTAGATAATAGCTTGTTTAACTTTTCGTCATTATAAATGACAAGCTTTTTTCATTCGCAACTAAAACATTTAAACTTATATATTTATGTCTATACAGTCTCCTTCGCGTACATGATTCGTCACACTATAATCATGGTCAGCAACCCTTTCACAAAACCACTCATAACTTGTTTCGTTTTTGATTAGTCACTTCTATTCAAACTTCATTTAATAACTTTTCAATGCAGCGATTCCTAATTTAGGATATGAAAAAAGGCATCCTTTTGGATGCCCGATTTCATTTTATTTTACATAAGTTATTTGAGCTAGATACTCTCGAGTTCCATAGTTAGTAAATGTTGCACTAGTGTTTACTCCTTTTACCTCATGGTCAAGCTGTAATTCATGCAAACGCTCTTTCACTTTGTTTTCCAACTCATCGACACTAATCGCCTCTACATAGCAAACTGTTATTGCAATGACAACCACCTCCTTATGAATATATTCATCTTACAATGGTAATTATTTATTATTTCCACAGCATAAAGAGATTAACTCCCATATCTAATATAGGATAACGACGATAATTGTGACAATAATTCTTGGGTTTCACGAGGTAAAACAATTTCATTTTTAGTTAAGCATACACTTACAGTTAATTGTAATCTACTGAGAATAAGTGTTGGTGATTGTGTTGGTTTTTCTAACTCTCTGTATGCTTCTTCAAAAATAGAGACTAATGGGCAGTGATTTTCAACTGTCAAAGCGTTAATTATTTTTGAAATAATCACTAATGCTTCTGAAGCTCTCTCTTGACCTGATCCATACCACTTTACCATAATTACACCTCTTTTCATTATATGAATCTATTCGAATCTATAACTTAATGTTACCACAATTGGAATTTTAAATCTTATAAGCCAATAAAAATGTTCCAGCAATAGTCCTAAATGCACTTTTTTAATACAACAAATAAAATACCTGCTACAAACTTCCTCTGTGAAAAAAGAGTTTTTTCGATCCTTATTAAACTTTACGATATTTTTTTAACAGCATATCAGGAATATGACAATAATCGTTGGGAAATTTATCTAATCGATCCTGATGTTCCTCAGCACTACGGAGATAATTTGTCAGTAAACAGACTTCGACTGCAATTTGATCTGCATCATCGCGTATGTCAATAAAATGCTGCGCTGCTTCCAAATGCTTTTTATTCTTACTATAAACGCCTGTTCGGTACTTTTCGCCAATATCTTCACCTTGCTTATTAATACTGTAAGGGTCAATAATTTCGAATAGATACGTCATTAAACTTTCCACTGTTAATGTTTGAGAATCAAATGTTATTTTTACACACTCCGAATAACCATCATACTGATTTTCTAAGCTATCACTATTACCGTTTGCTCTGCCCGCTTCTGTTTTATGCACCCCAGGTATCGTTTTGATAAAAGCTTGTACACCCCAGAGACATCCACCTGCTAAATATATTTCTTCCATATTAAACATCCTATCTTTTATGGGATTGAGTTAATTCAACTAACTCTCACTAGCAATACTATACGATGAATTATACTGGAATACACACAAAAAAGCCCGTATCAATTAAGATACGAGCTTCTACTTACTTAACTAAATACATGCTATTGTTTGGAATATAGCCTACTGTGTCATCTAAAACACATTTAAGCCATCCATTTTGTGATGTTCCTACCACGCGGACCTTGTCTCCCTTTTTACGTTTAGCAACAATTCTACTATCCCATTTTGACTGTCCTCTGAAGCCAATTTCGGTAACTACTGTATACACAACTGCCGGGTCTTGATCATACCAATAAAGTGTTAAACTCTCCTTATACCAATATTTCTTTTCTCGGAAAATGACTTGCACAAAATCATTTGATTGTACTCCGTAATTAATCTGTGCAGCATATCCCAAAGGTACCGTTGCTCCTACACTAGAATTCCAATCTGCTTTTGTTCGTAAATTTAAATCTTCGCGTGCATAGCGCCATAAAATGGCATTGTAAGCTTTTAAAAACAACGCTCTTTCTTCCTTACGGCGACGTACTAGCCCTGGTAATGGTTGTCCGCCTGCATTCACAAATAGTAAAAATTCATCTGCAGCATTTCCAAACTGTTTTTTATTGACATATTGTAGTAAAGTGCTGCTATACAGTGTCCCTTCGCCTAAGTTATACGTAAAAGAAACCAACGCATCAAATTGATTTTGGTTAATACTCACTTTAACTGCTGAGTTCACTGCTTTCTCAAATCTCCGAACATCACTGCGTAAATAAGCGTCAGCTTGAGCTCGGGTAATGACCTGTCCAGCCCATACATCAGGGCCATAATGTCCATAACCAATTGTCCAATATTGCTCACTCGCAACTGGTTTATAAGCAGTTAAGCGTAATCCTTCATATTCTTTAATTAAATCTAAACCAACTTTACTAATATTCATTTTATATTCCTCATTTCATTCTAATTTTGTAGTTTTGTTTAAAAGAGAATCCATGTCTATAAAATAGAGATTCTCTTTGTTTTTTCTATTGTAAAAAAGACCTTAACTTTCATTTCATATTCTGGCAATGTAAAATCACTCTCACTCTTATTTTGACGGAGCTATCTCGCTATCCTTTCATTACAAACGTGACTATTTACACATAATCAAATAGATTAACTTCAGGGGTTCGAAGAAAATCAAATCAGCCATATAACAACTTAGAGCTGACTTTCAATAAGTAGGTTCGCTAACAAGCTTTATATACTTTTTAAACCAACTTACCTTCATAAAATGACCACTTGTGTCCTGTGTTATTAGAGACTGTTCGAACATATATTTGTGACGCGCTTGTAACAGAGTTCCGACTAACTTTTTGTGTAAATCCACCGCCTGTATCTGCCATTGAATTGCTAATTGTCCAGCCTGAAACACCATCGTTACGAGGGAAATCTACCATTCGTTTACTATCTTCTGTCGTCATATACCATGTCATACCAGGAATATTTAAATCCGTTAATTTCTTAACACTTGAATGTACTTGCTCACCTGTTTTAAGGCTATAGGACTGTTCATAATTCCATGGCCCAATAGTTGTCGAACTGATCATTCTTGTAAAGCTAAATAATGATTTGGAAAATGTATTGCGAGTAAGTGTCTGTTTAACATCACCAGCCATGTTAGCGTAACCTACATCAAATGACCAACCAGAATTAATCCAATTTTTAGGATATGGAAAATCTACAACTGTTTTTGAAAAATCTGTCGTCAAGTAGTAAGATCCTGGGGATTTAATCTCTGATAATTTTGTTGTGACAATAGGCAGTGCTTTACGCCGTCCACCAGTATCCGCTAAACTTAACGGAACTGCATCAGCTTTTAAAATTTCAAAAAGTCCCGCTTGAAAAACACCATAGAGTTTGTGACTACGGTTATTTGCTGCACCCACTGTTACACCAATAATTAAACCATAACTACCACTTAAATTATCATAATAGAACTGCATTCCTTCACCTTCTGCGCTATTTCCATCTACAATTCCAGCTGTGCCACCTACAGAAATCTTACGCTGCCATATTTGCTTATTAGATTTCATATCAAAAGCAGTCAAATAATTTGGTGTCGACAGATTATAATTACCTGTGTACCAATAAACAACACCATTTGCAAAAGCGACGCCCTGCATTGGATTTTCATTTGTCGTTAGATACTGTGGAATATCAACTTTGTATAATAGCTTATTGATTTTGTTATCAATATCAGCTAAATCACGAATTTCACAGTAGTTAATAAGTTCATTTTTATCATTTCGTCCTTCAATACGATACAAAATTAATTGCTCATTTTCATTAATAACTGGCACGGTATACGGGTTGTTAATTTGGGCTGTATAAACATCCTCCATCCCATTAGTTCCATAGTTTAAAGTAATGCCCGCTTTATATTGGAAACGAACAACAACTGCTTTTCCAGCTGTGTTTGTATAATGAGAATAAATCCATAGTTTGTTTCCAATCCATCGATACCCATTGTGTGTGCCATGGCCTCCACCTTTACAAAGCATAAAGTCAATTTCTTGGCCATTAGGCAGATGACGTGATAATCGATAACCTTCATCATAGGCTTGTGTCATATATTTAAAATCAGTTTTATTATCAATATGAAAAGACTGCATCACCGCATTTTTATACGGAGATAAGTCACTTAAATATAAAAACTTTTGTACATCTGGTGAAAATCCTAAATCACTTTGAATATTCATTAAAAACGCCTCTTTTCATTTATTTTATTTTTAATTTTTGATCAACGTATACTTTATTAACATCTGATAGCTTGTTCAATCTCTTTATTTTAGATGTTGTTGTTTTAAATTTAGATGCGATTTCGCTTACTGTATCACCTATTTTTACAGTATAATAATGTTTTTCCGGAGTAGCTGATACCTGTTTAACATACGATTTATTAGCTGTAAGTAAGTGTCCTGATTGAGTAACTAAACGAGGTGTTCCAGCGTTTGATTTTTTGATACTTTTAATCACAAATTCTGTACCTTTTTTAAAATCAGCAACTTTGTTTGACGACTTGCCCCATTCTTTACCGTTTTGAGCATTAATCTTACGCAAAGTTGATGCTTTAGTGAGTGATACACGTTTAGGATTTGTGTTGTAATAGCTGTGATTTTCTGCAGTAGTTACTTTATCAACATCTTGCGCTAATACCCAACTGTTGATTCCGCTGAGCAATAGCGCTTGTTTAGAGCGTGATTGAGCGACTATTTTTGTTTCTAACACCTTATATTTTTTATTTTTTACTGATACAGGAATAACTTGTCCGGTGTGATATTTTGTCGCCGTTGATTTTAACTTTACTTGATGGCCAACTTTATATCCGCCGGCAGTGTATTGATTAGCTTGCTCGTTTGCCTCTGTTTTTCCTACATAGTAAGAGAGTGGTTTATCAGCACTAGATAGCTTGTTTAAGTCAACACCACCAACTACTCCTTTTACTTGTCCCCCATCGGTATATTGCCAAATATCGTGTTTGTAGTCCGGTTCCCAGCTACGATAAGCCGGGATCCAAACAAAGTCGAATTTTGTTGTATCTAAGTTAAACTGAGTGTAAGTGTGGTGACCCACATACAAACCGATTTTTTTATTTGTTAATGATCGTAACTCTTTAACAAACGCATCTGTTGCTGCTCGCATTGTTCCAGATGTGACAGTAAATTCTTCCACATCAATCACGTAAAACTTAGCGTTTTTACTTGTGCGATTGTATAACGCCTGTGCTTCTATTTTTGCATCATTAGCGTTGATATAACGTGCATACGCATATGTGCCAAATGGTACATCGTTTTTGATAGCTTCGGTTTGATTGTGGTCTAGATACTTATCTTTGTAGTTTGTTCCATGTTGCGCTCGAATTATAACCATATTAAAATCATCTTTTGCTAATGACCAATTGATGTTCCCCTGCCACTCTGACACATCTGCAATTTTAGGATTTGAAACTTCCTTAGCTGATACTGTTAAATGAGAAGTACAAAAATACACCCCTACTATTAGTAGGCTTAATGTGAGGATTATTTTAATGATTTTCATTACTCACCTCCTCTCAGATCATCATACCGTTGTGCTTGTTTACTGTCTCCGGCACCTATCGTGGTAGGATCTACAACAACACCTAACAAAACAAGGATGCTAAAAACAGCTCCTACTATATCCAATAATCGTTCTTCAATTTGTGTAAAATCAAACACTATTCCAAATAAAACCAACAATTTTGAGCATAAAAAAAGAATCGCCGGTATAAAGGCCATCCAAAATATTTTTGATTTAATACGAACTTTCCAATTGATACCTAAATAACTTTTCACTACTATCACTTCCTATAATTTTGTTAAAAAGTAGCCGATTAAAGTAATACCTAGCGTGATAATAAATCCCCACGACCATTTATTACTAATATCCATACGATCCTGACGCTTTTCAAGTTCTTTTGCTAAGTGAAAAGCTGTACCAGCAATCTTTGTGGTCTCGTCTAATCCTTTTGTATTCTCCTCAATTTTAGCAAGTTTCACTAAAATTTCAGTTTCGATATCTTTTTCCATCAATCACCATCGCCCATCTCACTCAGATAAAAACCAAATGATGTTAGCTCTTCAAATTGTTGAGTTGTTAGCATTTTATCAACAACTAACAGTCGTAAATTATCCATCGTGTATCGACCCGAATTATACGCATTTTTAACCACTTTATACAATGTTCTACTAGCCATCATCACACACTCTCTTTATTTTCTAATTTTTCAATTCTATTCATTAAACCTGCATTTTTAATCAGTAACTCTTCGTTCATTACAATAATATCTTTAATACTAATCAATTCATCAACGACTAAATCTTTTGGTTGTTGATAATTTTTATTTAAACGGATTTTTCCATCCTCAAATACAAAGTACGATGGTTTAAAATCATCTTCAAAACTTTCAGATATGTTTTGTTTCTCAATTTCAACACTGTTGTTTATGTTTCCCGCAATCGCGTAACTTATAATTTCACTTTTTTTATTTAATTTTACATGCATTAGTCTACCTCCTCTATTTTGCGAATAGTAAACGATTTACGATTAATTGAACCTGATCCATTTAAATCAAATACTGAATCAATAACTATTTTAAAATTACTCAATGAGGTAAAATCCAGTTGTAGTTCATACAGGCTGCCACCTTTTGCATCTATATTCGTTAAATTTAAGTCTCGTATTGCTAAAGTTGTTGTACTATTCAAATCAACAATCTGAACTTTACCTTTTCCACCTGGAAAATCATACGTGATACGTATTTTTTTGGACCTGTTAATTTCTTGAGTTAATGTATAAGTTGTAGTCGATACGCCATTAGCGGATCCTTGCCATAAAGTAGCCGGTTTACTTTCTTTTACTGCATTTTGTAATTCTACCTTATCTGGTATCTCCCACCAATCACGCCCACCAACACCATTTGTATGGACAGTTCTTATAAATGTACGACCATTTCCACTTATTGTTAACCTAAGAATCTTTCTACCTAAATCGGATTCAATTACATCGAGCTCTTTCCAACTTGATTCTGTTTCAGAGAATGGACTATTTTTACACTGAGTTACTTCATAAAATCCAGATTTAAGAGTTAACAAATCGGTACCATTTAGTAATCTAGGTCGTATACCATTCGCAGGCATCATTTCATATTTTTGCCAATTTGTAGTTTCCATTTCTTGTACAAATTTATTCCACTTACCATATACACCATTTACGCATGGCACGGTATACATAATTCCATTTTTATCAAAAGCAGTTACATCAATATTTTTTCCATAAATAGATACTGATCCACGTAGCCAAGATAGCGAACCCGTGGGGTTATTCTTTGCACCAGCTGATAAATAGAATGTAAAGAAACCATTCCCCCAAGTCAATGTTTCAATGAAAAAGTCTTTAGTTGCATCTAAGTCAAACCTGGGGGCACCATTATCCGCTGTTATTTTTGGCACTTGCCCATATTCTGCTTTTTTTTCAAGGGTACTATCTGCAGTTTCTTTAACTTTTTTTATAACTGTATTGGATTTTTCTTCCACTGCTACCTTAGCATCTGCAACACTTTTATCAACAGCTATAGATGCATTATTTGCGACAACTTGGATTTTCACATGACTCTTATCTGATACTTTTTCAATTTCAGCAACGTAATCACTACCATTGGCAATCGCTTTTTCAATTTCTACAACTCTGTTTTTAATAACTGTTTCTAAATCGTCATACGTTTTGATATATTCCAATTTAGTTTGTGCACTAAAACTATTAACTAAACTATTAACTAAACTATTAACTAAACTATCTTTGATTATAAAAGAAAATGTTCTTGTTACTAGTATATTATCTTGATGATACAAATAAACTTGACCTGTTACACGGCCAGTGTGCTGTAAAAATTCTTTTGGTATTGTATAACTAACTATTCCGTTTTTTCCATCGTACACTACTAGATAATCTCTTACCTTGCTTCCATCTTCGGCAACCAACATAATGTAAGCATTCATTTTTTTGACTGCTAGGTTGACCGCTATCTCGCATTGTCTGAGTGAAAAACGTAAAATTGATGTGTTTATATCTTGATCATAAAACTCTATATTTAAATTTGATAATGGTTTTAACTTTGAATTAAAGTCAAGAAAATGTGTATTTATTTTTTTATTGTCATAAAACTAGCTCCTTTTTATTAAAATTTTATACATCTATTGTTTTTTTCCAGGCTCCTGCTCCATCAAGGTTAATAATACGTTGATATATTACTACTGATGATTTAGAGTATTTAACTAATTCCTGAACATATCCCCCAGATAAGTTTCCAGAACTGACTCGTAACCACCATCCGGCTACACCTGGTTCTGGATGATCTTTAAATAAAATAGAACTCTCTGTATTAAAGTAATATTCACCTGCAAATTTAATATTACTTATTTTATTACTATGATCTTCTGGTTTTACGCTTTCAGCAACGATGCTGCGCGAGTCATGGACTGACCAAACTCCAAAAACCCCATCATAATCTAAACTTCTCTCCATTGTTAAATTTTTTCGTGTTGTTGAAAATCTCGTTACAATTTGACGTGATTTATAATTTTGTTGAGTAATATTTTTCACAAATATACCCGCACCTTTAAACTGAGGAGATGGTAAATCTGTCAAAATAGAAGCAGCATTAGCATTTAAATAATACTCTCCTGCTGCACGCAAATCTGATAATTTTTTCAACCCCTCAGGTGTTGAGTGTGCTCTTCCATCACCTCGTGTCAAAGCATAATTTTGAGAACCTAATGCCCTAATACTATCAAAATGCTCTTGAGCCCCGTGTTGATGAATTGCATATACAATATTGTAACGTCTTTGCATTCCACCAACAGTTATTCCCATGAGTAATGATTCTTTTCCATTATGCGGATTAATATAATATGCTAGACCTTCCGGCTCTCTATAATTATCTGAAAAACCATTTCCGGATTCATTTGGAAAGTCAAATTCACGCGTACCTATCAACTTATTAGTTTTAAAATCATATTTAGTTACTCTAGCAGTAGTAGTAACCCCTGAGTACCAATATAATGTTGTACCGTTTGAAACTGATCCTTGGCTTGCTCGTTCTTCATCTCTCTCAGTCTCCGGTATATTAACTGTATATAATACTCTATCGATACCTTTTTTGATATCTGATAAATATCTAAGTTCACAAGTCAAATCTCCTCGTCTGATAAGCATATAACCATTAACTTCATCAATTACTGGTGTAAAATAAATATTTGTCAAACTAAATGGTGTATAGTCCTTAAGATTTTCGTTATCACGGATAGATCCCTCCGCTTTGTATGGAACTCTAATTAGCTTTTTTGCCCCTTGATCATTTCTGATAAAAGACCAAATATAGAGTGTATCATTTTCGTTTTCCAAACCAAAAGTTGTTCCATGACCACCGTTAATAAAATTCATTTTCGACAAAAGTTGACTTCCATTTGGTGAAATTTGTGATAGAACAAATCCTTCTGGTTTTTTCCCATCTGATTGTGTAGCATAATACTGATTGCTTTTAATATCAATACAAAAAGATTGCATTACTGCATTTCGGAAAGTTGCTAAATTCCCTACAAACATCGGTTCAAACGTTTCTAAGTCTAAACTATTTTCGATCTCGTTTAATGGTTTCAAAATAGAGTCTGTATAATCTACACGTTCTTTTAAAGATTTATATTTAGTATTAAACGGTTCTGATTTTCTTGCATCTAGCAGTTCATTCAGGATTACACCGCCGGGATCAATGCTTGCTAAAATTTCTTTGACTGATTCGAACCAGTCATCAAAATCACCCATTGCATGTTCAATCCAATCCTTTAATGAATCGATTAAATCACTGGCCGTCCAAACATAATCACACCCTTGGTGCATGGGTGAAGATAATGCTGACCAAATGACGTTGTAGTTAAAATCTTTTGTACTATACACTACTTCTTTATTTGATTTAAAACTAAAATAAGTATTACAACGCCCGACAGATAACATCGCCTCTTTACGCAATTGATATTCCACAATACCATTTGTCGCGTCCACAATTCGTGCGTCATCAACCACAATATGGTGCTGTGCATCAACCATATTAAATTCTGCGGATACGCCGTTTAAATTTTTCACTTTCCCATCTTCAAAGATCGTTGCACGGAAAATTTGTGATTCATCATCATCTTGTCTCACTCTAATTAACTCCACTTGATTCGCAACAGCTGTTGTACTTAACTTAAATTGATATACTGTCATTTTAATTCCTCCTTATGGTCTTTTTAATCCTAAATAGGGTGCAGGATCTTGATAGGGTCCCCACAAATCTGCTCCCACAGAGAAGTGCAAATGCGGGCCTGTTGATTGTCCTGTTGAACCCATTGTTCCAATTTGTTGCCCTTTTGTTACTTTTTTACCGATATTAACCATTCTTGTCGTTAAATGCCCATAACCGGTGCAATTATCATCGGCATGCTTGATAACGATGTATTCACCAAAACCACCACTTGATGCTGTTGGTAACGAAGCAATAACCTCACCACTTTCGGCCGCAAAAATAGGACTTCCACTTTTATCAGCAAAGTCCATTCCTTTATGCGTTACTATATTTCCCGGATTCAATGGATCATCACGATCGCCAAACCACGAAGTGATTTGATAACCTGGTGCAACTGGCATACCGTATTTCCCGCCCGGCTGTTTTAAATCTTTAAACTTGTCATACCAAGCCTGAGCATAATCTTCACGCTCAGGATGTGCAGCGGCAGGTCTTTCAAAATTATAAAGGAATGCTCCTGCTGCTGTTCTCGGTGATGTTGATGCTTTGAATCCACTGACTGTTTTTGGTTCGATAGCTCCAATCCATTGACCCGATTTCATACTCCACTCAATTAGATTGACCTGTGGCACAATTGTTCTGTAATCGTCAGTGATGTTTGCTGATTTCATCAACCTTTGGACGTATTCACGACCATTGTCGGTCGGTTGGCCAACAAGTGGATACGCAGAACCATCCCATTGCACAAGTCCGTATGCAGGTCCTCCGACTTGTTCGGTATCAGGGTTCATTTGGGGACCCGATTCACCTTGGATATTTCCGAGTATCGCTGCAGATGCCGCTTTACTGTAGCTATGCCCTCTTAATGTACTCCAAATCGCCCAAGCTCGCTTATCAATGTCACTTATTACCTCAGGTGGATATTGACCATTCCAACCATCATTTCCTCCACCCGTTCCGCCATTGCCATCAATTTTAATTCCATTGACATAAAAATCACCTTCAAGTCTTACTTCACCAAAGAGGTTTAATTGCCGTTTATCTGCAGTTGATGATGCCGGAATTTGAACCACAGCCCTAGATAAGGATTTCACTCCACTATTAAGTGATAAAATTTGTCCTTGTTCTTGAATGAACGCAACACCATTAGCTTTACCTTCTGAATATGTTGGTAAAATTGATGCGATTACTTCACCATGTTGATGTTCAATCTCCTCACCTTCAACTTTTCTTTCAAATGTCAGCTGACCACCGTCTAAAACAATTTGAAATTCATCCTCATCAATTGATTTTATGATATTACCTTTAATCAAAATACCGCTTAACACACCCGCACGAATATAATTCGCATTAAATTCACCATCAATTGTCCAAGCTGTTTCGAATTTATCTTTGTCAAAATCGCCATTAATAAAACCGATGCCTTCCGAATTCATCACTAAGAAGTGATCCGATTCTTTTAAGCTCTCTTTATTCATGATAACCATCTGATAAGGTTGTCTTGATTCACCTTTTTTTGCATCCCACGGTGACATTAACAACACTGATCCACCTTTAGCTCCGCGAATAATATCACTTTGCCACTTACTTACTTCAGTTGAATCATAAAAATTCATTTTGACACTCTGCAATTCAGATACGCCATTTTGTACGTTGGCAAGTTGTGTTGTAGCCGAAGACCCCTGTAAATTATCACCTAAACTTGTGTCTACTTTGTTTGTTAAACGATCATACTTAACTGAAAAGACACGTGTTTGATAATGATAGCCCTTGTCATAATCGTGAATACTCACTCTATCTCCAATCGAGCTGGCGCCAATCACTTCGCTTGAAAATTGTACCAACGGTCGAGAATTATCTAATAACATTTGATAAGTGGCTGTTAATAGTTCCTTGTCATCCTCAATATCGTCAAAAACAACCACTTGTTCTCGCCTGCGCATTTCGCCATTTTTCATTGGGATACCATGCACTTCAGTTAGCTTTTTCAATTCCAGAAAAGCCTGCTCTTTTGGTTTGACGACAGGTGTTTTCCAGTCAACTTTTTCGAAACCTAGACGTTTACCTTTACCATCACCAACATCTTCACCCTTTCCTCGACCAACAATACTTGTGATGATATTGGAACGATTTTTAGTACGTACAACTTTTAGCGCCGTACTGCCAACTTCGTAACGTTTAGTGCTTTCTTTTCCAATTTTATCGTGTAACTCAATCCATTTTTTTGAAATACCTGTACCGCTAATTTCACATCTGAATAGCAGCTCACAGCCTAACGACTGAATCGTTTTCAGCGCATCTTTAACCGAGATATATTGAAAAGTTGCACTGGCTGCCTTGTTTACTATCCCCGTTACATGCCACTCTCCGTCTGTTGCTTTAACGACTTGCTTCGCTATTTCAGTCAATGTCTGTTTCTGAGATTGCTCTTCCTTAACGATATAATTACTCAGCTCATCGAGACCAAAATTAATGCCTTTAAAGTTCATTATCTCCGCATCAATTTCCTCTTCTTGTATTTTATAAAGTGAATAAACTGACTTGCGCTCTCTAACTGCAATGTACTCTGCTTGTTCAAGTTCACTATCATACAAACAACTGACCGTTAAAGTTTCTTTTAATAAGTCAGATTTATCGCTTGTTATTTCCTGTTCTTGCAGGCATTGCATTAGTGTGCGATTGTTCTTCATTTTAATTAACTGTTGTTTGTTATCAAAAAAGTAGACACTCATAACTCCACACTCCTATACACAATTGACAGCATTGCAACATCGCTGGTCACTCGATCGCCAGTTTTTAATTGAAAATTTGAAAAATCGCTATCCAAGTCGAGTAAATTTGTGCGATCGACATTGTTAACAAACACCTTGCCGTTTTTAAAGTCAAAAAGCACCACGTCATTGACTGCTAAAGTTTCACTCGTTATTTTAAGCGTTTGTGAGCCATTCACAATTGATAAAGTGGACGTTTTTGTCATTTTAGCAGTCACAGTTATTGGTGTAACTGGGTAATGGAGATGATGATTAATCGCACCGATTGTTATATTTTCAGCACCATATTTATAAGGGTCAGAACAAAAAAGTGTAAACGTACTGATAATATTGTTCGAACTTCCTTCTACTGTATCCGCTGTTTCAAAGCGTCCATAGTAGGTTGTCGTCGGTTCGTCTTCAAATGAAATAGCGACATCTTCCTCACGATACAAACGAAACATCAACTCTTTAAAATCGCTTTGTAATTCTAACGCATTCTTGTTCTGAAGTTTATAAGTGACAGTGATGATACGTGCTGGCAATCGTTGATTCGTAATAACTGCACCAATTTGTGCTTCTGTACTTTCCAAAACGATGGATGTCATTTCGCGACCTTCAACTTTTAATGTTGTATAACCTTCCAATATATCTTCCAACAAAAATCCATCATAACGCATAGCTGATGTTGGTATATACTTCATTTTTCTAAATGGATCTTTTTTTACATCTTTAAATGTGTACATCTAAAAACTCACCTCCTAAATTTGCATATTGATTTGTGTTTCGCCACCCATCGCATCAGAAATATCTGCAACAAATGCTGTGAAATTTTGTTTGCCAATATTAACTACGAACTGGGCGGGTTGTGTTGTTGCAGTATTACTTTGACTCGCATCAGCTGTAAAAGAAGCGCTAATGGAATGGCTCATGCCGTTAACATTACTCATAACGTCGCCAAAACCATTTTGCAAACCTTTATCAAGACCAAACATAATACTTTGACCATTTTCAACGAGTAAACGTTTGTCATATGAAATTGGCCCTTTATGATCTTTAATCCAATCCCCGATGCCACTAACGAATTTTTTACCCGCTTCCCATGCGGCTTTCAACCCATTAACAAATCCATCAATGATTGCTTTACCAGCATCAACTAAACTAAATTCTTTTATGATGTTAAACACACCAATCATTTTGTCGATAAAACCAGCTACTTTGTCAACGCCACCTTGGAAAAAACCAACAATACTATTCCAACAATCGCCTAAAAAGTTTGCCACCGCATTAAATGCTGCGATAGTCTTCGCTTTAATCGTATCCCAATGTCTAATTATTAAACCAACCACAATACCGATAGGTCCTCCTAATATAGACAAAAGAGTGCCTCCCCATTTTTTGAAAAAGTCAACAATTGCAGTAAAGATAGCGACTACTTTATCTTTTATTGCCGTCCACAAATTCGAAAGAAATTCGCTAATTGTTTCCCAGTTTTCATATACGAGTATTGCAACTGCAGCTAATGCCATAATTGCAAGGACTGCTATTCCCATTTGACTAGATACAAGCTTTAGTCCGTCTTTAAAAAGATCAATCGATGCTTTCACAGTCGCTATCGTTTCTGCTACTTTAATCAACACGACAACAACTGTCCCAACTGTTAGAAAGGCGGCAACTAAAGCCGTGATAATTGGAATCAACGTTTCACTATGTTCTTGAAAATAGCTGAGAAAAACCATGACTGGTTCCATTAGTTTCGGGATATACGAGATGATAACGCCAAACCCTTGATCAATCACCGAGACAATTTGACTAATAACGCCATTTATCTGGGTAACAAGTTCATCAAAGGCACCTAAATCAGCAGATTTAAGTGTTTTTGCAATTTCTAAAAAAACATTATTTAACCCATTGTCGATGGCACCCTCGATATCACCCATCGCTGTTTTAGCACCTTCTGAAATTGAACTGAACACGCCAATCTTATCAAATATTCCTGCGAGTGCTGAACCCATTTCTGCTATTTTTTGTGCTGCACCAAATGATACATCAGCTATTTCTTTTGTTTTATCAATGGCTGTTGTAATTCCAGAAACAAAACCATTATTGTCTATATTTAATTCCATGCCTGTTTTATTAGTTCCCATTTTTTTCTCCTTTCCTATTTATTCGCTTTCATCATTAAATCTGAAAAGTCGTTATCCTTTAATGCTTCTTCTTCCTGACCTAACACCATTCTTTCACGTTTCGCATAGTCATAAAATTTTTCAAATGATGTGTAATACGGCCGCATTTCTTTGCCCATTTTTTCGTAGCTTTAACTTGTTGTGCTAGCCAAGCGGCTTTATGCAGCGCATAGTCTTCGTCTACCATCTTTAATTGAAATGCCGTCATCTTGAGCGTGTATTCATAAAATGTCATACGCTCAATTTTTTTTAGTTCTGTCATGTTCAAATGTCGAAAGCAATTAATAATAATTTGTTCATAGTTTTCGAGTGAATTGAGGATTATTTTGTTTTCATCGCTTTTTTCGTATCTCTGGCTATTAGCTTTCCCGCGTTGTTACTTTCGATCTCGGCCAAGGTTTCCTCAAATACTTTTTCGATTTTATCACACGATTCTAAATAACTTTCAATATCTTCTAATGCTGGTCGTTTCGCCTCTGTTGAAGTGGCACAATGCAATACATCAGCTAGCGCTACAATACTACCTGAATGAATTTCAATTAGTTTTGTTGATAATCCAGTACCAAATTTCATGCCGTTGTTTTCGATGAAAAACTTTTTATCCAATTCACGTACAAACTTAATTCCAAAAATAAACACCTTAACTTCTCCATTAAGCTTTAACTCCATTACAATTCCTCCTTTAGTAATAAAAAGAAGCTAGGTTTCTCTAGCTTCTACTTGTATAGTTGATATAATTTTATCGATCTGTTAATTATTATTTCCAGCAGTTTCTTCAGCTTTGACCGTATCTTTAAACACGTATGACACCACATTCGCTTGTTCCTCAGTCAAAGTTGCATAACCTTTTTGTCCGACACCATTAATAGCAAATTCCATTTCTAGTGCTAGACCATCCTCAGAATTGGATGTTTTTGAAAAACTTGAAACATAACCTTGGAAATATGTTGCTTTAAATTTATCACTGTTTTTTTCTGTGCCTTTTTCTGCTTTATCAATCTCCCAAATTTCGATAATTTCAGCTGCATCGAAAGCATCATCTAATTCATCAATGTAGGTATCTCCTTTGGCAATAATCGATGTCGCTGAAAACTCATAAACAATCGGTGCCATATTTTGCAATGGACCGTCCTTGGTCGGAACTGCTTCATTGTCACGGCTTTTAGCATTACTATGTTCCGTTTGGAATGCCATCTTCCAAGCTGCCCCATCCTTTTCATTTTTTAAAATACGGTATAATAGAATAACGTCAATTCCTTTTTTTGCTTCAGTCATTTTTAAAATCTCCCTTTTAATAGTTTTTTTAATCTTTGTTTGCTTCGCTTGCTCTGCAGTGGCAGCGTTGCTGAAATATTTCAT